TCACAATGGAATTTTACATGGGCCTGGATGGAGATCAGCGAGTCATCGGGGATAACGGATTCCGTTCTGAAATTCCCGAAGGCAAGGTTGGCATTACCACTTCCATGACCGTTCTGCTGAAAAACGCAGACTGGTACAGACTTGGAGAGGGAAACATTACCGTCGCCTTGAAGCTGGCCTTTGCCGCGAGCTACGGACTTGGTTCATTGACCATTGACGTACCTGAAAACAAGGTGTCAATGGCATCACCTGGCATTGATTCACCGAACGGAATCAGCCAGCAAATCACCGCAATCGGATTTTCTTCTGATTCATCGGCAACCGGCAGCGCGGCAACGATTACCCTTGTCAGTCCGTATGCGACGTTCTGACGATAAACACCAAAGAAAGGAAACACCATGAAAGCACCGAGTAGAGAAAAAATCGACACGACAAAAGGCATTGTTGAAATCCGGGCCTTGTCCCGGAAGGAGGCAAACGAAATCCAGAAGATCAACCGGGAAATGAGAGTCGTCAAAACGGACGAGGAACGGTTTACCCTTGAGGACAAACAGGAAGCAATCCTGAACGGTTGCATTGTTTCCGGCACGGAATACATGGATGATATTGAATCTGGTGAATACATGCATATTCTCAATCGCATTTCGGTGTTGTCGAGGGAATACAAGGAAAAAAACTAACGTACCGTCGTAGGGCGTTGGAATGTCAGGAATCTTCAACAGCAAGGAGGGTGTGCAAGGATGCGGAGGGTATTGAATGCAATCAATGCCCGCATATCAGCAAATGCCGCCATGCTGTTGAGGATTTCCGGGATTCTGATTTGGATTATGTATGGAATCTGTGGGTTCTTATTCGTACGCAAATGCGATACAGCTTTGGTGGGGTTGCCGGGTTGGATTACCCGGCTGTACTCAAAACAGCAGAAGCGCTTGAATATGAAGTCACGCACTACGACTTTACCGGGTTGCAAGTACTTGAAATGGATTTCCTCTGCGAACAGGCCGAGAAGTCCTCAACAAACAAGGTTTCAAAATAGCCATGCCTGCAAAAAGAAGCTATACGGTTTATGAGGGTGGTGGGACAGTCGTCCAAATGTTTGGCGACGCCGGAGGTTTTTTTCGCAGGATGGCTATTCTTTATCCCGATTACATGGACAAGAGTATCCGGCATGGCGGTTACATGGCTCAGAACCGCTTGAAGATTGAATTTCTGCAACACGCTCCGGGCGGCAAGAAGTTTCCCGATATTTCGCCGGTGCAGCGTTACCGGGCTTTGGATGCGTTCAAAAAGCGCAGGAACAGATATGGGAAGCTACAACCGGACGGATCAAAGCGGTTGAAGACCGTCGGCAATCGTGGTTACATTATGCGGGCAAAGGGGTTGGCATGGGGCATGAGTGGTGGTCAGTGGCCGGCAGGCGGCAAGCTGGCACAGGCTATCGGTTACGAGCATACGCGCAAATCCATGCGGGCAGATGTGGGTTGGCTGTCAAAGTCTGCGGCAAGGATGGGGGCAAAGTTTCAAGAGGGAGACAAAACGCAGGTCACAAAGAAAGTAAGGGGATTGTTTTTTGCAGCAGGAATAAGGCTTGCAAAGAAAGAGGGCGACATGATTGTAAATCCACCGCGTCCTGTCATGTTGCCATTCTTTCAAAACCGGTCAAGATGGATACTGGATGAGGTTACAAAACGGCTTGGAAGCTATATCATGAAAGACGCGGCAAAGGAAACTGAAAGATTTGTCCGCAGAAAGTTCATACCAGGGCGTGGATGGGTTGCCGCATAACGGAGAATTTTTACTATGCCGAACATGAATACAAGATTGATTGTTTCCGCAGAGGACAGGGGCGCAACTCGTTTACTGCGTAGAATGGGAACGGAAGCGGATTCTGCCGTTGACAAGTTCGGGCAACTTGGCACTTCAATAACTGCGGCCATTGGCGGCTTTACTGCTGGTTATGGCGTGAAAAAGGCATTGGGCTGGATTGACGAATACAAAACGGATGTAATGTCTGTTGCGGTAATGCTGACCGATACAATGCGCGGATCAGGAAAAGAGATCGGAAAGGTATTTCAGCAAAACACTATTCACGCAGAAGAATTTTTCAAGGTATTGCGTATTCAGTCCATGAAATCCATGTCAACCTTTGAGGATTTGCGGAGCGCTTATGCAATCTTCACTTCAAAGGGATTGGCGCTTGAAGCGACACAGCAGCAGGCAAAGGGGCTTGCTGATCTTGTTGACCGCATTAGCCTTGCAACACGCGGAATGAATCAGAATGTGCAAGTACCGCAGGAATTGAGGGCTATTTTGCAAGGCACGGCAAGACCTGTCGATACGGTTGCAAAGATGTTCATTGAACGCGATGCAAATTTCCAGCAGACAATTAAGCGTCTTGTTTCGCAGGGTGACGGTGCAAAAGCGATGGAATACATGGGCAGTTTATTGGCTGATATTCCCATTGAGAGCGCAATTACACAGATGTTGAAAAAGGCACTGTCCAATGTAAAAACATCGGTTCAGAGTTGGGCATTGGAGGCATTCTCTCCGCTTTACGACGAATTGACCGGTATTTTACAGAAGATGGCAACGGAACTCTATGCTGGCGATGCGCCGTTCCTAAAGGGCATTGAAGCACTTGTGAAACAGCTTACAAGCGCGGTGAAAGTCACCGCTGAATTTTTCGGAAACTTTGCAAGGTCAGACTTTGGAAAGTTTCTGATGGAGGCAGCACCGCAACTCTTGGCAGTTGCTACTGCCGCTACTATTGCAGCGAGGGCATTTGCCCTGCTGAAAGCGGCTACATTGGCTTCAATGACTGGTGTAGGCGCGGCTGCTATGGCTACGGGGGCATTGGTGGTTGGCAATACATGGGCAGGAAGTCAGCAAACGCGAGAGCAGGCGGTAAAGGCTACGGGCGGCAATGATTGGAACGAAGCGCGGTCTTACCTTGCTGATCTGGTGCAGTCCTTTGTTGCTTTTGCAAAAGGGGTGGCGACTGCTTTAGGCAATACTATCAGCGAAATTACAAGCTATATAGGGCAGGTCATAGAACGCAATATGATCCCGACATTGCAGGCGATATTTTATAGCGTTCAGTCTGCGATTTTGAATGCAGGCGCAAAAGCGGTTGAAGTTTTCAATGAAATTTATAAGATTTTCGAGCGCATTTTTTCAGGCTTTCAGGTTTATTGGGAGGGGATAAAACTTGCGGTAAATACAGGAATTGTTTCATTCCTTAACCTGTTCCGAGGGATAAAAACCTTTGGTATTGGCGACAAGGTTGATTCCATCATTGCTGGCAGGCAAGGTGATATTGGTAAAAACTATCAGGATTTAGCCAAATATGTCGGTGAATTTCTGAATCCAAAAGGCAATGATACGCTTGCGGCACTGGCTGGAAGCTATTCAGAATCGGCAAGCGAAGCGGCTACAAAACGCGATGCGGCATTTTCGCGGATGCAGGAAAACCCGTCATTCTTGGGAATGTTGAGCAATATCAAAGATGCTTTTGGAAAAGGCATTACAGAAATGCTTGACAGTTGGGATGCTGGGCAAAAGGCAAGGCGTGGATTGGGTGGAGTTGCTGGCGCATCTGCGGTACTTGACACTTCCGCCATTGTTGGCACGGGTTCATCCCAAAAAGCGGCGGATGACATCGAAAAAGACCTGAAAGAATATCAGAAAAACCTTGCAAAGCTGGCAAAGGATTCTGCCGGTCTTGACGCGGTGATGGCACAGCTTGAAAGCGCGACGCTAAAAGGCGGTGACAGTCTTGAATATGCCTTGTCACAGGTCAGCAAAGAATACGCGAATTATAAGGCGAAGATTGCAAAGTTGGCTGGCGGGCAGGATGTGATGTCAGAGATTGACAGCAGAATCGTTACCGAAAAGAATCTGCAAGTTGAACTAGAAAAGAAGATTAAAGATGCAAAAGACGAGGAGCTTGCATTACTGCAAAAGCAACTTGCGGAATCAAAAGCAAAGATGTCTGGCCTTTATGGCAAGGCGCAGATAGATTTGACCGCACAAGTTCAGAAAAAGCAACTTGATGCTTTGAAACTTGCTGAACAGTTCTATACAGAACAACGCAGAATCCGAACCGTTGGCGAAGCCGACAGGCTTTCCGACAAGGTTTACAATTTGCAAGGCGTTCTTTCCGGGATTGGCGGCAGGGGTGAAAGATCGGCCTACATTCAAGGAAAAATGCAGGAATCACTTGACATTCAGAAACAGCTTGCAGACCTGCAAAGAGATACAGACCTTTTTGCCAGTACAGAAACAGAGGCGCAGGCGAAAGAACGGATCAACCAGCTTCAAAAGGAATACCTTGATCTTTATAAGCAAACATCTGCGGAAATGGACATCCAGAGGGCAAAGGCCGAATACATGGCAAGCCTTGCAAGCCAGAATACGATTGCAAGCGGATTCATGGCAGGGATGCAGGACATAGCAGATGGGGTTACAAGCACGTTCACGCATATCAGGACGCTTACAGTTGACACCTTTACTTCAATGCAAAGCACCATGTCGAATGTTTTCTTTGACTTTTTCAGCGGCGAACTTGATTCAGCAAAGGATTATTTTGCCGCATTTGGGCAGTCCATTTTGCAGGCTTTTTCCGATATGCTGGCAAAGATGCTGGTGGAATACATCACGACGACAATGACCATGAAAGCGGTTGGGGGGATGTTGTCAAGTATTTTCGGCGCGCTTGGCGGCATTGGAAGTATTGGCGGATTTGCTGCCGGCGCGACGACAACGCAGTTAGGCGGTGTTTCAGCAGGTCAGGCCGTTACGTTGACTGCCGCAAACGGTGGCGTATTTCCTGGCGGTTTTCAGGCGTTTGCAAGTGGTGGAATCATCAATCAGCCGACGCTTGGACTTGTTGGCGAAGGACGCTACAACGAAGCGGTTGTACCCTTGCCTGACGGACGTTCAATCCCGGTGAATATGCGCGGCGGCGGTTCAAATGTCGTCGTAAATGTAATTGACAATACCGGCGGGGAAGTTAAGAAGTCGGTAAACAAGGAAATTGACGAACAGGGAAATATGGTCATCGACATTGTCCTTGATGCCCTTGCACGTAACCGCAAGGGCGCGAGAAGTCAATTCAAAACCGCGTTAGGAGTGGCATAAAATGAGCATACCAAACTGGCCGAGTATCAAAGCGCCGGATTACAACAGATACCGCGAATCGTTGATTAAACCGGCAAGGAGAACGGAATTTGAGGGCAACACCATTTCAACCAGGCCACGAGCCGGAAAAGTTCGCCAAAGGTTTACTGTTGGCTGGTCGAAACTGTCTGATGCAGATAAGGAAACCCTGTTCGCGTTTTTTTCAAACTACCAGGGGCTTGCATTCAACTTCACGCCACCTGGTGAATCAACCGCTGTCTTGTGCGTCTTTGCTTCCGATGAGATCACGGCCACAGCAATGTCATGCGATGCTACAGGCCGGGCAAGATGGGCTTTGTCGGTTGACCTGTACGAATGCGAAGATTCAACCATTCTTGCAAATGCCGCAGAGGAAATAGAAGAATGAGAACGCTATCTGAAACCGCACAAGCGGACATTGTCAAGTTGACAGGCGGCAAGCCATGGTGTGAAGTTATTGACATCACTTTGCCGGAAGATTTTTCACCGTCTGCAACGGAATTGACTTTCCTTTCAAAAGACCCGGATGACATTTATCATATCCTGATAACCAATTCCATCATGGAAAGCCGCCTTGCCATTGCCGCTACTGGATGGAATACTCAGGGATTGACAGCAAATTACAAGTGGTATTTTGGTGTTCCTTATCAGCGCGATCCGATTGAGGATTCAAGCGAGAAAAAGGGGGCGGTAAACTCCCGGATCATGTTAGGCGATACGGGCGGCACGATCAAGGCAATCGTGGACAAAGCAGATGGATTTATTGGACTGAATGTCAGTATTGGCTTTGCAATGGTAAACACGGCTTCTGCCTTCACCGTATCAACCGGATTTTTGGAATGCTACGAGCCGGATGTGACGTATGATTGGCAGATAAAGACAACGACGCATGACAAAACATACTTTTCCTGCACGCTGTTCATTGACAGTCCGATTGAATGGAAATTTCCACCTCGGACGATGTTCAAAAACGTTTGCCACTTTGCATTCAAAGGTACTGAATGCGGATTTGATGGAAATGTCGTCCGACCGGTAAGGCCAAAACGGGGCGCGGACATCATTGGTAAATCCATCTATCCGGGCGGCTGGCTGATTTCAGGCGGATATATCGAAAAGCTGGATTTGACAACTGGAAGTGTGATTACGACAACGCCGGCATTTACGGATAGTGATTACAAATTTATAACTGCCGTAAACGGAAGCTACTGTTATGCAAAGCGAAGCGGAAGTCCATACGCTGCTTATTATAACAATACAGCAGTATCGTTGGTCTCTGGATCGTCTTACTACAAAATCGTTGATGATCCGGCTTATCCTCTTGAGTATGTGCTTTCGTCCGGAGCAGCATCCGAAGCATATGCTATCACATATACAGCCTCAACGCG